AGCTTCATCCATCAGCAGCGGCCATGCTCGAGGCAATTCGGGACGGCGGGGTGTTCGACTTTAATAATTTGGAAACCGAGGATGTTGCATTTGAGGAAGTAAAAGACGATGAAGATGGAGAAACCGAAGATTAACGAAAACTCTCCTAAAAAGAAGCGAATTAAGCGCGCGGTCAAGGCTAAAGTTGTCGAGCTTAATTTGCCCCAACTTACAACGATTTACTGCAGTGGACAGAAAGTCCATAACCCTGAGAAGGGCATTTCGCAATATATCAAAACTATTATCCTGGAGTGGGCACGGGGAACTGGGAAGTCTACAATCTTGGGATGGTATGTCAAGGAAGCCGTCAAGCAGATGCCTCGTGCCACCGGCATCATCGTTGGCGAAACCTACCAGCAAATACTATCCAGGACATTGCCGTCAACAAAGGAAGGTCTGGAGATGTTCGGAATTTACGAGGATGTAGATTATGTCGTTGGGCGCTCTGGAAAAGGTCTAGGTTTTGAAATGCCTTTCCAGGCTCCGTCAAAATCCTGGGATAACGTCATTCATTTTTCCAATGGCTTTATCTGGATCCTGGTCTCGAATGACATGCCCAATGCCGGGCGTGGTATCAACTCAAGCATTGTAATTGGGGATGAAGCCGCGCTCCTGGATAAGGAGCGCCTGTTTAACAACGTCCAGACCACCAACCGCTCTACTTGTGGCGGATTGTATGCGGACCGTCCGCTGTGCAATGCCGAGATTTATGCCTCATCGGTGGCCATGACCCAGAAGGGCCAGTGGTTTACAGATATGGAAGCTGAAGCCAAAAAAAGGCCGTGGGAGGTGTTGTTCGTCAAGGCTGCAGCTTCTGCCAACAAACATAACCTATCTGAGGATTGGTTCGATCGTATGCGCCGTAATGCGCCATCTCAAATGCATTTTGATGCCGAGATCCGGAACATTCGCCCAAAGAAAGTTACCAATGGATTCTACCCTCAACTTGATTCTAAAAGACATTATTATCGTTATGCTTATGATAACGACTACCTGCAGCGAGTAGGTGTCGGGGCCAGTAAAAAGGATTTTAACTGCAGGCAGGATACGGATGTGATGGTAGTCAAGCCGCTTATCGTATCCATTGACTGGGGTAACATTATCACCATGACCATCTCGCAAGATCAAGGCGAGCGCTATCGTATTCTCAAAACGTTTCATGTGCTCTCTCCGAAGATTATCGATGATGTAATCAATGAGGAGTTCGGGCCATACTATGAGGCAATTCGAAAGACTTCCAGAATTATTGACTTCTACTTTGACCGGAATGGTAATAACAAAACGCCAAACTCACGAATAACTTTTGCTGAGCAGGCTGTTGATTGTTTTAAGAAGCTTGGATGGAAGGTCCGGATAAAAGTACGCAAGGGCCAAGAGAACCCACCGCATAATGATAAGTATATCGTACTCAATTATCTTCTGAAGCATGGCGGCACCAATGGTCTGCCTGCTATTGAGATCAACGAGAATAACTGCACGGACCTGATTATATCCCTGGAGAATGCACCGGCCATGGAAGGTAAGCAGGCCAATACAGTGGTAAAGGATAAGCGGTCGGAGAAGTCAAAGTCGATACCTCAGGAGCACGCGACACACTTCTCTGATACGTTCGACATCCCATTGTATTGGAGGTACTACCAGCAGGTTATGCGACTCATCAAGAGCAATGAGGAGCGTGTATTCCTTCCTTTATTCAAGGGGCACCAGATGAATCAATCTTAAATTTTCGGGGTCGCATGGCACCCCCTCATATATGGCAAAAAATGAAATGGGAAAGTGTAGATTCAAAGTAGGGGCAGGCCGCCCTGCGCAAACAGATTTGAGAATTTTTTAATTCTAATGATGGTCTAACTAGTTGATTTAAAGACTTTGTATGTGGAATTTTTTGAGACTGACGGGGCAAAATAGGGCCTTTTTTTAGTGTCCTTTTACTAGAATATATCAAAAGCGAATTTTGAACTATGGCAGAACACATCTTTTTGAGACAAGTTTTGGAATTTATTGAAAAGCGTGACGCCTCGGATCGGCCTCCGCTGGTAAACATTACCTGCCGGACCTTTAATTCCAACAATAAAAGCGGCGGCGTGTTAAAGCAATATGAAGGCGTCCGGTTGTTGGTAGAAAAAAAACTGTCTGGCAAAAAGTTTATTGTTATGGAGCACGAGTACCGGCCATTTCGCGATCGAAAAAAACCAAACCATTGGGAAAATCGGACACGAAATTTTGAAACCAAATCGCAGCACATACGAAAAGTCAAAATTTTATATATCACCGAGTTCAACGGTAAGGAAGTAGTGTATTAATATGAAAAATTTTAAGAATATCCATGTTGGCAAATCAGCCGTTGTACTGACAAATGTTGCGCAGGAACAGAAAGTTAAGGCAATGCCCATTAAGGTCAACAATGCAAACGCGAATGTGCAGGATGAGATAATTCCGTGGGGTATTGATAATCTTTATCCGCAAAATATCTACAACAAAAAATTCCTGTTTAACGGGGCCGCTGTTGGGGGTATCGATGTTCTAAAAAGTACGTTTTATGGAAATGGGTTTGCCTTGTATAAAGAAACGCAGCCTGACGTCGGCGGTGATATCGTTAAGCGTCGGGAACTGCTAAGCAAGCATTCCGAAATTCAGCAATTTATCAGGTCAAATAAGCTGCATCGTTTCTGGTTTGGTAAACTCACCGACCTATCCCTTTTTCAAATTTCATTTACTGAACATGTCCTATCCAAGAACCAGGACAAAATTGTGCTGGTTAAAAGGCATCAAGCTGCAAATTGTCGTTTTATGCCTATGGATGAGAAAGGTATCATTCCATTCATATATGTAAATACAGATTGGCAAAATTACGATCCCAAATACACGGTGAAAATTCCATTTATGAATCCGGAATTAACCGCTGTAGAAATAAAGCAACATTGCAAGGATAAGCGCATTTTCAATTTCATGACGGTGACATGTTATCCTTTGGTAACTGAATCGTACTATCCCCAAGCCGATTGGCATGCAGTTGATCGCAACGGATGGATGCAGGTAGCCAATGCTGTTCCTGAACTCAAACAGGCCATCTTCGAGAATCAGCTACATTTTAAATATATCGTTTACGTTTCTGATTATTATTTCGAGAACTATTACAAGGATGAGTGGGATGATTTTGATGCCGCTAAGCGTCAGGAAATGCGTGAGCAGTTGGCCACGGCCATTGATGATCATATGTCGGGAAACAAAGCAGGCGGACGCTCGTTAACCTCACCCATTTTTGAAGACGGTGGCAAGTTTGTAAAAGGCATTGAGGTTCATCCAATTGACAATAAACTTAAAGACGGATCCTACCTGCCTGATGCCTCTGCAGCCAACTCCGAGATCCTTTTTGCAATCGGAGTTGATCCCTCAATCATTGGGGCCGGAATTCCAGGTTCCGGTAGCCAAAGCCGATCGGGATCCGATAAGCGCGAAGCCTACACCATACTATCTGCCAGGCTTACTCCAAAGCGCCACATCGCGCTTGATGATTGGGAGCTATGGCGCGACTTTAATGGCTGGGACCAAGACTTGGAGGCCACTTTTCCAAATGTAAACCTGACCACGCTGGATAAAAACCCCGACGGCGCGGTCGAAGTAATACGATAATTTATGGCAAGGCTCATAAACACAATTGACGATCTAAAGCGGCACATTGCCTTAGCCGCTTCATTCGATTTCGGAAAAGTTCTGCCTCATGCCAAGCGCGCTGAGCGCAAATTATTGGCCCTTATTGGTTCGGATCAGTACGAAACTTTTACCGAAATGGGCAATTTGTCGGATCCCGAAAGTATTCCGGAGCAAGTCAGATTTCTATTCGAGGAGGCTGTGGCCAATTATGGCCTACTTGCAGCGCTACCAAGTTTGCAGATCCTGATAACTAATTCAGGATTGAAACGCACCGATAATCCCGAATCACAAAATGCGGAGTGGCGTGATAAACAAGATTTATCGCGATCACTTCTAAATATTTATCGTGAGGCGATCGATGAAGCATTCCGGCTGATGGAACAAAATCAGGCCGATTTCCCAGATTGGGTTCAATCCGATTGCTATTCTGTTTTCTCGGAATTGGTAGTAAAGGAAACGCGTCACTTTCAGGACGTGTTCGATATTCAAAACAACAGAGAAACCTTTTTTGCCCTAAGGCCATTTATACGCGAATCGGAGGAGCAGTACCTATTGCCGCTGCTTGGTTCTAAGACGCTCGAGCTTTTAAAGCGCTCAAGCCAGGACCAGGCAATCCTTCGAGGGCAGGAATTAGCGCGGGCCGCAGCGGTAAATTTTTCGGTGGCCAAGTCGGCAGAGACCGGGCCATTTCTTTTTACGTCAAGCGCTATGGTAGTGACCACTGATGTTCAGCCCTGGGAGAAAGTTCGTTTGGAGCTTTCCGAGGAAAAGCTTGCGAGACTTAGGTCGGCGCGACAAAGAGCCGGCGAGGAGTATCTCAAGATGCTGAAATCTCATATTCTTAATAACACGGCACTTTTTCCAGATTATGTCGATAAAACTGAATTGGGGATTACGGCAAAACTCATCAAGAAAAAATCAGGTTTGACCCTATAATCCGTGTCCTTTTCAGCAGCAACCATTGAGGGTAGTTTTGAACAAAAATATTGAATATGCAGGTTTTAAGAATTTCAACATCCAATGGAATTGATGATATCCGGGTCATAGGAGAGACGGATATGGAGCGAGCCTTTATTCGTCAATTGGCGGAGGCCGGTACGCTTTCGGCAGTCAGTCGATCTGTTGGGGATTCCATTACGTTCCGGGCGATATCGGTTTCTGATCCAACCGGTTCTTCATCGTACACATCTTCCGTGTCTCTAGCCCGATACAATTTTTCTGTAATACAAAATCAGAATTTTCTAGTGGATCTCATTTTACGTACCGGCACCGGTCAATCACTAGATCTAACTGAATATTCTGCAATTGCGCTTCAGGTAAAAAAAGCCAAGGGAGGCTCAGCCATTTTCGAGGTGGCACTGGGTCAAGGCTTAACCATTTCCGGAGCGGATAATAATGTTCTATCTATAGCCTTTTTACCGGATCAAACCCGCCAGTTATGCGGAGAAGCCTATTATTATGATGTCATGATGGTTAAGCCTAACGGATCAAAAGTGTACTACGTTGAAGGGAAAATTAATGTCGTTAAAACGGGTACTCGATGAGTGATGTGCACATAGACGTCCAGGAGCAGGAACACACGACAGTTGAGATTATTGTGGATGAGAATTCTGCACAATCAGCAGCTGATGCGTTAGCTGCAGCGGAAGCGGTTTTAGCAGCAATGCAAGCATTATTGGATCAGTGGAATCCAGGACAGGGCATTGTCGTTACGGATCCGACAACAGGCGAGCAGGCCACGGTGAATGAGGCGCTTCAGAATGTATACGAGGAAATTGAAAATGGAGGCGTTGGTATTGTAACTCCGCAGGAAAATGGCCTCATGACCTCAGGGATGTTAAGTGCATTGTTTCCACCACGTATCGAAACTGTAGGCACCATAATTCTGACTCCAACCGGCATTTCTGTTTCAGAGTTTGAAATTGCTTTTAGTACGCAAGTCATTCCGCAGATTGAGGATCCCATTGAGTTACCAATTGCTCCGTCTGCAGCGGGAAAGGGTCGGTACGTTGGTTTGGATATGGACGCTACCGGTTCACTGGAAACGGTAAGCGGGCCCGAAAGTGTCAGCAATTTTGTTCCACCGAACCAAACTCCAGGAAAGATCCGGATAAAGGATATTTTGGTTTATGAAGGTACCATCGAGCAGCCGGTCGTAACCACAGGATTTGTCGAGAAAGAATCTGCTCAATACACGCTTATCTACAGCTCAGGAATTGTAAATAATTTACCCAGGAGCATTCGCGGTGGCTACATTTTAAGAGGGACGGTAACGGCGGTTTGCGGCCTGTCTTCACAGGAATTGCCGCCGGAACAAACTCCTTTTCCTGGGCAATTCATGTTCATTGAAAACCGCCAGGCCATTGCCGCATTTTTACGGCATAATCACGTTGCTGGAAACTACAAGCTATGGTTTCCGGATAGCCAGGATTACTACCTTGGAGTGAATCATGTTGCTTTATTTTATTGGGATAAGCAAAATGTGCGCTATACGTTTTTGTGCGGATCACTGTCTAAAAATCGTCAGTCCATTGTATTCCCACTTTCTGCCAACTTACCCGCATCGCCATTATGGTCTGGTGTCAATCGGGAAAGCAATGTTTTTGCGCCATCGTCTTATTTAACTGGTTATTATGACGGGATTGCTAATACCATATCAGAAGCCCGGGTGGGTAAACTTCCGATTCCTTTTCGCTCCATTTTAAAGAGTGCCACGTTCGTCAGTTCCACCATTGGTGCCGAAACAGAATTTAGGCTTGTGTATTTCGAGGTTGTATCCAACCTCGCGGTGAACGTTCATATAATGGCTAATGTGGTCATTCCGGTAACCTCTCAGGCACGTAATTACGTGTTCGCCACTGATTCAGCTTTTCAAATGAATGCTGGAGGATTCTTAACCTGGTTCGCATTTAATAACAACGTCCTATCAGGGACTTTGCGATCCTCAATGATTAATGCTGTAATCGAAGAAGTATGATAGTCCGGATTTTAGAAAATGGCCAATTTGGAGGCTTCTTTACTCGAGAGGTTTCTCCGGATTGGACCACTACCCAAGTCATAGAAAATGCAGGTCCACACTCAATATGGAACGGATCAAATTGGATTTTGAACCAGAATGCTGCAGATGCTGTAGCGGTGCAAGCTATACTGGATGCTCTCCAGCGCACAGTATGCGATCTCCGGCATAAGGCCATGTGCATTGCCATCGAAAAGCAGGGTGACGAGGCTTACATAAATGCGCAGCGTGAACTTTACGAGATAAAGGCAGAACTGGCTGAGATGGCTGTATTGCCGTCAGATATTCAAGCCTCTTGGGAAAGTGAAGCTGCAGAGCTCGCAATGTCTTTTGGACTGCCATCATTAACTGTCGAGGAATTTAAGCTGATTATCCTGGGCAAATTTACCTGGGGTGATAATTATTACAAAAGGGAAGCTACTCCAAGAATTGAACGAGCACGGACAAAAATTCAAACCCTGGCAGAGGAATTCCGGATTGATGAGGCGCATCAGGCGCTGATTATTATGCCAGGCGTTATTGATCCGGTATCCGGAGAATCAGCCCTGCAGCAACTTGTTGCATTGGGAGATTTGAACTGATTTTAAACAAACATTTTTTATATATGAAACCATTTTTAAAACACTTTTATTCTGGTCGCGGCTGGGCGCATTTTTTATTCGGGATCGCAATCATTTACAAGTTCATGCATTTCGGATCCATTCCCGGTGATGGGTTCTGGCATAACATGG